TTTCCCACTAAGTAAAACTGGGTTCTCCATTGTAGGTGACGTAGATGATAATGGGGACATTCCAGTAAGAGCGGAATATGATATTACTTTCCAATTCTCTTCCTTTGGCCCTAACTCAAAAAACATTATATCAAATTTAAGTTTTGCTATTACGGATAATATTATTATTCACGAAAGCTTAACTTCTATAAACCTCTTCCAATTCGATTCACCGATTATTACAGATATACCTGTGTTCGAAAATACAAATTGGGAAGAGAGGAACCAATCTACAATATCATTTCACTACGCCCATGAAGAACTTGTACACGTTAGTTTAATTGAACAAGTTACTATTGATGGTCTGTACAGAGATATTGCGGATAATATTGTATTACAAACTTCCCAAACTATAAACGCCCCTTAAAGGACAAAATAAATGAGTGATATTGAACAAATCATTGATGTACAGGTATCTCGTGAATCTACTGCGGTAACGCAAGCTGGATTTGGAGTTATGATGTTTCTTGATCTACACAAAAGGTTTAATGAAAGAGCCGCAGAATATTCTAACTTAGCAGCTATGGTTAGTGCTGGTTTTGAAGTAACAGATAAAGCTTATCTTGCTGCTTCTGTATACTTCGGTCAACCTATTTCCCCTACTAAAATAGTCATTGGTAGACAAGCTGCTGCTGACGTACAGGTAATTACTTATCTTGCTGCTGCTGGTGCTGGTGAAGTATACACAGTAACTATAGATGGTGGTAATGGCCCTGAGATCTTCACATACACATCTACTGGTGTTGAAACAGCAATCGTTGTTGCTGCTGGTATGGAAGCTCTAGTTAATGCCTCTGGTACTTTAGCGGTTACTCACGACGATGCTGCTGCTGATGGTACTGCTACACTTACTCCTGATATTGCTCTAGCTCCATATACTCTTAAGCTTTCTAGTAATATTACAGACGCACTAACTACTACTGAGACTCTTACAGACGCTCTTGGGTTGGTTGATGCGGCTTCTGACTTCTACGGAATATCTACATATACTCACCTTGAAGCTGATATTCTTGAAGTCTCTGCTTATGCAAACGCTGGTAAATTTATCTACGGATACTCAACAGCTAATGCTACGGACAAGACTACAGCCCTTACAGCTATTGGTGGTCAACTAGAAACTTTAGCCTATGACCGTTCTTTCGGTACTTGGGATGAAGAAGCTGGTGTTGGTAATAGTGATGCTACTGAGTATCCTGAAGCTGCTTGGATGGGTGATAGGTTCCCTACTGCACCCGGATCATCTACTTGGATGTTTAAAACTTTAAGTGGTATCTCCGTTGACAACCTTACTACTATAGAGTCCACTAACCTACGCAACAAAAGTATTAATACTTACGAAACTATTGGCGGTGTCAATATTACTCGTGAAGGTAAAGTTGCTTCTGGTGAATATATTGACGTTATTCGTGGCGTTGATTGGCTTGAATCTAGAATGGAAGAAAGAATTTATAGTAGGTTTGTAAATCTTCCTAAGATACCTTATACAAATGCTGGTATTGCAATTATCGAAGCTGAAGTTAGAGCACAATTGCAAGAAGCTATTACAGCAGGGGTTATTGATGGAGAACAAGCTATTATAGTAACTGTTCCTAAGATTTCTCAAATTAGTGTCAACGACAGAGCTAACAGAATCTTACCAGCTATTACTTTTGAAGCTAAACTTGCTGGTGCAATTCATAAAGCTACTGTACGCGGTACTGTTACAGTATAACCGATTATTGGAGGTATGCTTTTGTCCTCTCTCGCACCCTCACGGGTATAGGTATGCCTCCTGCCTAAGAGAGAGAGACATTTATACTTAATTCATAGAAGGAATAATTATTGTGGCAGTAAAAACATATAGCCCTAAAGATATTACAGTTATTGTAGCTGGTACTATCATCACTGGATTTGCAGAGGATACTTTTGTTACACTTGAAAGAGATTCAGACGCATTTGTAAAAATTGTAGGTGCTGACGGTGAAGTAGCACGTTCTGCTTCTGCTGATCTATCCGGTACAATCGTCCTAACACTCTTAGGCACAAGTAATAGTAACGATATACTCTCTGCACTTTCATCAGCAGATCAACTTTCTTTGTCTGGTGAATTCCCGGTTCTTATTAAAGATGAACTAGGTAATTCTCTACACACAGCACCTTCCGCTTGGATTCAAAAGACCGCATCCAAAGAATACGCTGCTGAAGTTGGTGATAATGAGTGGACACTACAGTGCTCTGAATTACTAGAGTTCGTAGGAAGTAACTAAATAACACTAAGATAATAATCTGTATAAGGGTAACAGTAAGACACCTCATACAATAAACGTTCTATTTCAGTGATATGATCCTTGGTATGATTTAAAAAGGCCAACTTAACCTTATTTGGAGGCAAATACATATGACAACTATTATAGAAGATAAAGAAGTAACTATAGGCGAATCAGATTACAGAATACAACCTTTTCCAGCCTTTAAAGGTCTTACTATACTTAAAAAATTAACAAAAATTTTAGGCCCAAGTATGACAGCCCTAATGGGTAGTTCTGATGGAGGAGAAGTTGAAGTAGGTAGTCTTGAGAAAGCTATTGAATTGCTTGTAGAGAATTTTGATGGTGACGGAGTGGAAGCTCTTATAAAAGATTTGATAGGTTCTGTAACTAAAAACGGAAAACCTATTCAATTTGATATTGAATTTATGGCTGACTACGGAAAACTGTTAAAGCTTGTAGCGGAAGTTGTTAAACTTAACTATGCTTCTGTTTTTCAACTAGGCGGTTTTCTCCAAGATTAGAGTCTGAGGGTAAAGAGAAATCGTCGTTACTTCTTAGAATTGAAAAGAAATCAGAATTAAACTGGTTTATTTGGAGGCCCATTCTAGCTAAAGTTGTTACTCTAGAAGAATTAAAAACCTCGTATACAACCCAAGACTTGTATGACTTACATGAGGCTTTAGACATTAAACAGGCAATAGAAGAAGCTGCTAGTGAAAAAGCCAAAAAAGCGAAGTAAATATTATTAATTTAAGAGGTTTTAATGTCTAAGAGTGTACAAATAGCCAGCGTCTTTACCGCTATTGGCTTCAAAGTTAATAAGAAAGATTTAGACAAGCTTCAAAAACAATTAGTCGACCTCAAAAAACAACTAACTAAGTTACAAAGTGTTGCGAAGCTTAATATAAACCCCAACACACAAGGACTGCAATCAGCTCGTAGAGAGCTTATGGGCATTAACAGAGAACTAGCTAAGATAAAAACTAAAGCGATCAGGGTTAATGTTAACCGTGGTACTACAGGTAGCGGCGTTACAGGTAGTAGAGGATCAACTGCTAGAGGTGTAGCTGGTGGTGCTTTTGCGGGTAGTGCTTTATCAGATGCAGGGCAGTTTAGTAGGGGGGCTGGGGCGGTAGGTATAGCCGCTTTTGCAGGAGCTGGTATATTCCAAACTACAGCTAAGATTGATGCTATTAAAAACGCCTTGGGTGCTGCCGCTGGTGGTGCTACCAACACCCTGGTCTACCCCTTGATCTACGTGCGAACCGTCCTTGGCGCTGACCTCGGTAAGGTTAAGCAGTACTCCGGTATGGGTGACTGCCTCGTCAAGACCGTCAAGCGCGGTGGCCCCCTCGCCCTCTACAACGGTATTGGTCCATCTTCCGTCGGTATTGTCGTGTACCGTGGTGCCCAGTTCGGTCTCCAGGACACCATCAAGGCCTTCAACCC